TAAATACTCATTTAACACTGATTCAATTCTAAATCGAGTTAACTCATTATTTGTTTCAAATGTAAACTATCTCAAAGTAATTGCTAAAGTCTTTTCTATCATAATTAACAATCGTCTAACATTAACTCTACTTAAAGCAGAACTCTTAGTCTGTTCAGTTTTTTGACCCCAAATAACATTTCCTTCACCTCTAAACATTTGGAGTGGATTAATTTGAGCAGGATATAATACATCTCTTTCACCCAAATCGAATGGCTTTCCATCCAATTTAACTATTTCAAGCACATCTAATACACCCCTGGTAAATCCAGCGGGAGCGTCCCAAGGATTACCAATGTAATCAGTGTATGCAATCTGAGCAGTAACATGACCTGAAGGTGGAATTTTAATTAGGAGATCATTATAAGGATCGTAAACTGTAGGCCAAGGAGCATATAGTGCACAATAACTTGAATTAAAATTCTGAGTTGTATTTCTAAAGGTCAGCATATCCGGAACAGTATTTGTAGAGGCGTAGGGTATATCTAAGATAGCAAGACAATCAAATCTTGACTCTGCAATAGACTTCATTTTACTTTGAACAGCTATATCTGTTTCACCGCCATTAATGAGTAATCTAATGTCCACATCATCTGGATTGCTAAATTCATCCCATCCCGATACAAGCTCTGAACTTGAAATGGCATCTCCATCAGTTCCACCCGCAAAAACCAAATTTGTAGATTGATCTTTTGGAACAACTGTATCTACAAGAGCACTATCTTTAACAACGATATATTTACTTACGCCATTAATTTTATCTTCTAAGAATAATTGTTTTCCAAAACCATCGAGCTTTTTCTTACGGGAAACTTTCCAACTCTCAACTGCTTCATATGCACCATCATCATTTTGATAAAATACATTAATCACAAATGTATATTGATCTGTTGGAACAGGGTCAGTACCATCTTTCACATCACTAATTGTAATAGCAATCTTGTTATTCCAAACGCCTGGATCTGCTCCGAAAATTTGGAATGCAACATCAGAAGTGAATCCCGAAGGAGCTGAAAACGTTGCTGAAGAAGCTCCAACAGAAAATGCAGCATTAACCTCACTGGAACTGCTATGCATTATGTTAGCACCACCAAGCAATGCACCATTCTCTACCCGTAAACAATATAAAACATTACCTCTTGCTAAAAACGCAAGGGCTGCATAATGGAAGTAATGGCCAGAGGTTGGGTCGGGTTCCCCATAATTCTCAATAAACTGTTGATCGCTTGTGATTAACAAAATGTTGTCTACATTCCCCTTAGCAGAATAACCTACAAGAGCCGCTGAAGATGTTGCAACTCTTGGAGCGACATCAGAGATATCTTTCTCTTGAACATATACTCCAGGCGACAGGAAAATACTCATCTTTCATCTCCTAATAATATAAAAATTACCTAAGTTCTTTTTTTAATTTCACACTAATTATAAATTTTTCGGTATACTTTTTACCATTTATACCAAAGTAAACTCTTTGACACTCCACTTTTGTTAATCCTTTTTTAACAAATTCCCATCTTCCAAAATATTGAGTTATAATATCAGGATCCAATCCATTTATAAACTGCTGCGGTGTTACTTTCTTTTTGCCCCGCCATTTTTCAGGATTTTTATGATATATGGTTATCTTGCCCCACGTTCCAATCCTTTCAAGCCAGCCTGCAATAGTTCTATCCAATGTTTCAGGTAGTATCTCGGGTGTGGCAACTTCATCTTGCATTCGAGATAATTCCGCTTGCGTTAAAACTTCATCCAAACGAAAATCTTTATCGTATGCCCGAATAGTATCAAATAAATCTACAAACATATCTTATCCTACATAAATCGTTCCATCTGCCGTTTCACTAACTAATGTTTCATCTACCACTATTTTTGTCAATCCGTTTGCATAGGTAGCTCCAGCACTACTAATTGTATAATTTCCATTGTTATTAGTAGAATTCCAAACAGATATTTTTTGCCCAATAGAAAAATCAGAAACAAAATTACCTCTAATAGAAATTGAGTTATCTAACAAACTAACAGCATTAATTTCATATATTGCTTTGCTAAAGAATCTAAGAGCTGCTTCTAACTCAGTATTTTGATTTGAATCTTCTACAATAATTTCTTCATAATCTGTTACATCATCCTTATCGTAAAATGTGACTTTAATTTTACTTATTATCTTAAAGGCATCACCCTTCAACACCCAGCCATCTAATGTAATTGGCATCCTATAAATATATTCAATACCTTGTTCAAATTGTTCTGCAACAACAGACTCGTCAACTATTTCTCCAAAGTGCAAATCTGGAGTTAACTCATATAAATCATTATATAAAAGTGTGACTTTAGGATATTCATGCTGCCAAAATACATAATCCTCCATGACTTTATATATCTTATCAAGATCTTTACTCCAAAACCATGCATCGTATCGTAAATCAATTGGAGTGGCTTTAACATGAGTAGTTGTTCCATCCTGACTGGAAACCCACAATCCTCTTTTAGACAAAGGTGATCTATTTCTTTCCCAACTAAATGACGCACCTCTTCGCCAGAAATTTATAAATTCTAAATATGTCTGACCTCTTTTTTCAGCTGCAATTCTCTTAGCAACATCTTTTGGAAATTGAAAAATTCCCAAATTTATATTTTGATCTTCAACACTGGACTCTGTATCAATTCCCAATATAGAGGCAAACTTACTATACAGTACAGCTTTAATTGCGAGATCATATCCTTGTAAAAGTGAGTTAGCCATTTTGAGAAACCTGTAAAATTTTAATAAAATATTTCATTACTAAATCGCTGAAATCGCTTGATGTAGATGTAAAACAATTCTTCATATATTGCTCAGCATATAATTCTGGCCCTGTGCCAATTAAAGCACTTTTATTATCTAAGTAAGATTTATGAAGCTGGAGAGCCGCTAATATAGCACCTTGATGCCTAAATACTTCAGCTGGATTATTGGAATCACAATCTAACTTTAACTTAAAGTGCATAGTTAATCCTAATCACGTAGTTGCTGTTTCCCTCGTTTTTCATTTACCTCAGTAAGGTCTCTTGTGACAGCTATCTTTCCCCTTAATTCTGTTTCATTAGTTATACTAACATTCTCTATTGTAGAACCAGAAGGTAACATAGCACTTCCACCGCCAGCAAACTTTAATGGTACAGACGCTTGAGATATATTTACTATTTTCTTATTTTTCATTTTTGCTCCTATTGCTTAATTCTTCTTGGCACTGCACTATAGATTTTTCTAATTAAAGCATCCTGCATTCCTTTACTTGCAACATTAACTAATTCAAATTGTTCTACTCCTAAGTAATTTGCAGGAATAAATTCTGGTGTTATTTCAAAATAACTTTTAATACAAGTATCTATAGCTACCACATCACCAGGCGTATATCCTGAAGCTGATATCACTGTGGCTCTATTGCCAAACCAAACAAGTATTGGTAATTGATCTTCTACAAATAATCCTAATTTCTTCAATTTATAAAGACTTGGATTCCAATGAATATGTACTTTTGCAGAATAACTCGAATATGAATAATCACTCGGCTTAGCAAATACATCCAATTTTTCCGCTGTACTAAATGAAGCATTAGTTGGAATATATAAAGTACAATCCATGCCAATAGCGTCTAAAGCTACATCAACAAAATCCCTGAGAACATTTATACTTTCTCTTGGGAGCATTGGCGTTGTCATTTGTTACTCCTTTTTAACTTTTTTCATAACCCATTCAATAGCATCTTCAAGGCTTCCTTGATCTAATCCACCAGCTTCTTCTTGAGCTCCTGGATTTAAGTCATCTCCAACAAATCCCCATCTATCATAGCCCACAAATATTCTTGGAGCAACCTGAAGAGCTTCAAATTCATCAGTTAGGCCTTCTAAATCTGTCATAACTATCTCAGCATCAACTCCTTTATCTTTTAGAGCTTGAAGAAGTACTTTATTGTTATGTCGAATTTGTTCCTCTGTTGGTCCACCTGCTCCAGTATAGTCATCCATTTCTTCAAATAATTTCTAAACATCTCTAATTCCCATCACGCTTTTAATTTGATCCATTTCATCATGAGTTATTTCACCATCATCCTTAAGAAATTCTTCTAATTCTTTTATAATTGTCATATATTGATATCGAGCTATGAACTTAAAAGCTGCATTCATATCTCTCCAGTCATCAACCAATTTTGTATTTTTAAGGTCTTCCCACGACTTAATAGCTTTATTGCCGAATCTTCGTAACTCAACCCAATTCTTTCTTTTTAAGTGCAAGCTTTCAATATCTTTTTCAATATCTGCAAGTTTACTTTTTAATCTAAGACGTAATTTTTCTTGAGCTTCTTTTGGCAATCGAGGTAATACAGAATGAACTGTTTCATAATCAATGATGTCTCTTTTTAATTCACCTATAACAATATCTGTTCCCTGAACAGCATTTTTTATATCATCACCAATATTTGAAAAATCCTCATAAGGATCATAATTCATTGGAACTATTCTTGGACCTTTTTTCCACTCATCTGTTTGAACATCATACACAGCATCAGAAAGATGGTCAATATGCGATTGTAATTGTACAAATATCTCAATCCTATGCCCATCTACAAAAGCATTTAATTCTTCAGCATGTTCATCAAACCAAACTTTTACCTCTTTTTGTTTTTCCTCAGTCCACTCATCAACATTTTTAGGAACAATATGTACATCTATATCTGCATCTTCAGTATAAAGATTTGTTCCAATAGAACCTACTATTCTAATCTCATCCGCAATATCAAGTAAATCAACAGATTTATATGATTTAATAACATCAAATATCTTATCTTTAACTTCTGGCTTTAAGATATATAAATCATTATTTTTTTGCCATACAGATAAATCCATATCTTTTTGTGGAAAATCAATAAGTGACTCAGCTATTGCTGGTTCTTCTTTAAAAAGTTTCATTCCCTCAAGAGCAGAAACTAATTCTTCAAGGCCGTATCCAAAATGAAGACTATCTCCTTGTTTATCAAATATGTCAAAAATAAGATGTTTTCCTTTTCCTTTGGAAAGTTCCTCTATAGCATCCATTTGATTAGAAGTAACTGGAGCTGCAATACTAAATGCTACTTCAATTCCTTCATCTTCCATATCAACATAAAAACGAATATTTCCAGTTTCAAACAAATATTTAGCTATAGTCCCTTCTTCAGTTTTTGGAATAGGCAAAGATTTCTTTTTAAGATATTGTGCAGCAGTAACTTGATGAGGAGTATTAATTAACATCTTTTTTCCAGAAGGCTCAATATAGCCCCACTCATCATAATACTTCTCAAAAAGAGTTTTTTCCATCAAATTAAACATTATAAGCCCACTTTAACATCTAAATTTTGAACGCCCCATTCCAATGCTTCTTCATGAGTAGGGAAAAACACATCCACTCGATCACCTTTAATAGCTCCACCCCTATCAAGAACTTTTACAGGCTTGTCATTATTATATCCAGGAACAACCATTTCAGTACCAAAAGGA